GGCGCGGAGAACGTCATCTCGGCAATGGTGCATATGGATGAAAAGACGCCGCACCTGCACTTCCTTCATGTGCCGGTGACTCAGGATGGACGGCTCAGCGCCAACAGCATCTATACCCGTGCCAGTCTGAAAAAACTGCAAGCCGACTTGCCCATCTATCTGCAAAGCCGGGGCTTTGAGATTCAGCGCGGCATCGAGCAGAAGCCCGGTTCAGCAAAAAAACATCTGGATACGCGGGAATTCAAACAGCAACAGGAGAGCCTCGCTGCCCTGCGGCGCGAGTCTGACGCCGTAGCGCATGAAGCCCTACTCCTCATCGGAGAAATGGCTGAAAGACGGAAGCTGGAGGAAGTTTTGCAGGAGCGCCTGCAATCCATGGAACAGCAGGCCCGCGAGGCGGAAGCCATTTTATCAGACATGCCGGAACTCCCGCAGGCGTCATTGCTCAATTACAAATCCGTGCTGAAACAGGCGCAGACGATCATGACGCAACAGCAAAGAGCTCTCGCCGAGAAAAGCATGATCGCTGCCGCAAGAGACACATTGCAGGCCGAAAACAAGACGCTGGAAAAGCGGCTGCAAGAGCTTTCAAGACAATATTCCCTGCTCAAGGCGCAGTATGCACAGGAGCAGGAAGTCAATGCCCACAACATGCGCAGCCTGATGCAACAGGGGCGGGACTTTCAGGATGAACTGGAGAAATACCGGGAGTTCACCCTCCAGCCGAAAATCATGCCGCTCCACGCCGCATTCCTTCAGGAAAAGGAGGAACAGCGGCAGCGGGAGGAAGAGGTACAGCAGGAGCGAGAGCGTCAGGAAGCGGAAGCCCGCCAGCAGTCCGAGCGTGAACGGCCTTTCCAGCAAGAGCCTGAAGCTGTGCCGCTACGCCGTCGCTCAAGGATGCGCTGACCGTCCGCCGGGAATCTCGACTCAACTGAGAGTCATAGCCCACTAGGGTTTACTGCGTAAACCCGTGGGCAAGCGTGCCGCTTGACCGCCAAAGGCAAAAGACAAATCGGGGACATTCCCCCGTCAATCACAGGAGAAAACACCATGAGCATCACTGCCAGCCAAGTGAAAAAAATCAGACAGGAGTTTGCCAGACTCAAGCCCTCCACCGTCACGCTGGACGGAAACCGCGCCATGACCGTGAAGCAGGCCATTTTCACTCTCGCCCCGACACTGGAACGGATGAAAAAACGCGGCTTCGATACCCAGGAGCTTGCCGAGCGATTGCATGAAAAAGGGATTGAGGTGAAGCCTCAGACCCTGACCAAATATCTGACAGAAGCCAGACGGCAGCGGGAAGGCCGAAAAACCCAAAAGAGAGACACGCCCCCGCCGTTTCTGAAACACAAACAGCGCGACAGCTTCATTGTTACGGATATCCCGGATGATGAACTGTGAGCAGGAAGCCATTCCTAGTACTACAGTTGCAACTATCTGAAATCATGTTCTTCAAATAAAATATATTCAGAAAAAAGCGGAATTTTCCGGTAGAATGGCTGATTTCTGAATCAAAAAATCTTAATTTTTGATTTACGACTGTAGTACTAGTTATCAGTAGCCTTTTTCCATCCACCTACTTCAGTATGGGCGACCATGTGGTATGAAATCTTGCTGGCCTTGAGCATGGTTTCCGCAAAGGCCTGCTTGGCCAGTACATCCCGATCGTCCATCATATATCTGGCCTTGACTTCCACGACCAGCCAATCGCCACTTTTGGTCAGAATAAGGAAGTCCGGGTAGTAGCTTCGCACGCAGTGCGTATCCGGGTCAATGTAGTTAATGTGGAAATCCGTCTGGCCGTGAGTCAACATTCCCGTGAAATAAACCTCCTGAATAGCCTCCTGCCGGATGACGTTCAGGAAGAAATCCTGCTCCGGCATGGAGTCAAAGCAGTAGGTGTCAAGATGAAAACTCTTGTCGGCCAAGCCTGTGCGTTTGCTGTCGGCGTGCCATTCATTGAAGAGCTGCGTCTTTTGCGGATCGCCATGAATCTCGAAGAAGCCTTTCACCGGCTCATTGACAAGATCGACTTCTATCTGTTCATGCTTATCGTAATTTGTTACCTCGTACAAGGTTTCAAACAGCATGGGAATCACCTTGTCGTAGAGCAGTTCATTGAACTGATTGACCTTGGCGACAAGGGCGTCCAACCCTTCGCGGCTCTCCCGGAGCAGCTTCTCAATTTTCAGTGGAGAGGCGCAAAGATAGCGGGCAATTTCGGCGACGAGCGTGTAAGCGCTCCAAGCGCGCTGTTCCTTGATGTAGCTGATGTCCGTTGTTGTTTGGCGGGCATCGCGTAGGCCCGGCTGAAGGACTGTTTTTTCCTCGGTATGGAGAATGCGGTAACGCACCACATCCCAGTTTTCCATGTCAAAATCGATGGGGGCCGTCTGCGTTTTTTCCTTGCAGTCATAGAGGTGGCGCACGCGGGTCAGGGGGATGCTCTTTTTCTTCAGGACACGCACTTCATAGGTGTGGCTTTCGCGTTCGGGGCGTTTCAGGTCGTCCGTGGTCAGGCGGAAGTTCTGTTGCAATTCCTCGTTGAGGATAGCGGCGTTTTCTTCGGTCAGATATACCTGCCCCTCTTCCTGCTGATCGCCAATGGCGCGCAGGCAGCGCATGGAAGCCTGAAGGACAAAGACGCGGGACTTCGGCTGGCGGAACATGGCGACGCCGCACAGCGAACGGCAGTTCCAGCCCTCCTTGCCCTTGTTCACCAGAATAAGGAAGCGTTTTTCCGAAGCGGCGCTGTCCAGATCGTTAAAGGCTCTTATGTCGTCATTGTTGGTAATTTTGGGATCGCCGACATTGACGAGAATCTGCGACACGGGAATGCCGCGCCGGAGCAGCTCCTCTTCCAGAATGGGGCGCAGGTTGCCTGTGGCGTCCTCGATAGTGGGAGAAAAGAATACCAGCTTGGGGCGCATCCCTTCAAGCGTGCGCCCGTCGAATTTGCCGAGAAAGTCATCCACTACGGCGCGCACAAATTCCTTGTCGCGAGTATTGGCAAATTTATGCAGCAGCAATGTCTTCAGGTAGCCGTTATCAATGGCCTCCTTGAGGCTGTAGGAATAAACGACTTCGGGAAGTACCTCATTTTTCACATAGGGGGTGCCGGTGAAGTTGCAGCAGGCGACCATCGAGCTGCCCAGTCGCTTGATGCCCTGGGCCAGAGCGTTGATGGTAAAGCGCAAGGAGGTTTCTTTTCTGGAATCGATGAGTTCTTTTTCCAGAATATCGCCGAAGGCGTGGTGGGCCTCGTCCACAAAAATGCCCAACTGCGGGAGATTGCGCAGTTTGAGGAAACGCTGATTGATGGTCAGATCCGCTTCATCCTCCGGGGAATCAAAGCCGTAGAGGTCGGAAATATCATCATAGACAGACTTTGCGTCGGCGCTCCTGGTCTCTCCGGTCGTCAGGAAAAGCTGTTCGGCGCTGCTGGGGGCCTTGTTTTTACGTTTGAGCAGGATTTTTTGCGTATTGGAGATGATCAGGTTGTAATCGGAATTGTTGACGACATTGAGCGTGGCTCCGGCCTCCTCCAGATATTGCAGCTTGAGATTTGCCTGGAGCCAGTTGGCATGTTCCGGGGGGAGAACTCTGGAAAAGTCGAAGCCCTCGATCTCCCGCAGGGATTGCAGAACGGTCTTGTCCGGGGCAAAGATCAGGGCATTGTGACAATATAGCGGATCATCAGGGAACTTTCGGGCAAGGACAAAGTCATAGAAAATGCAGGTGGCCATGAGCAGGGTTTTGCCCACGCCCATTGTCAGGGCAAAGATATAGTTGGGGTATTCCTGACGGACGGCCTTCATCCGTTTGAATACGGCGGCGTAGGCTTCCTCATTGAAAGTGAGGGATTCATGCAGGACAAGCTGTTCCCCCATGCCCAGCACCTCCCCACGTTTTTCAAAGCCGTTGCGCCGATTGTACCAGTCAGCAAAGATGTCATGTACTGGACGCAGCTTAATGTATTCCTTGAGGAAAATGTAGATTTCCAGCGCCTCGAACTGTGGCCGACGCAGAAACTGACCTGTGCGGGGCTTGTCTGGATCGTTATAGTCCAGAAGGGTGCGGGTCAGCAGATGATAGTGAGAACGGATGCTGCCCTTGTTCTCACGGTAAAAGCGGAGCAACTCGCGGTAAAAGGTCGTATCAAGACCGACAAGGGACTGAGCCTTTTTCCTGCTCCCGGCCATTACTCCACCTCCAGCGTCATCTCCAGACTTTCCGACAGCAGGTCGGTAATCTTGACCCGGATGATTCCATAATCCTGCGGCACGGGGTAATGCCCCTGAACCAGCTCATTCTTGCCGGGATTGTCATAGACGGCAGGTTGCAGCACGTCGCCGTTGTAATTCCAGTCAATGGCGATGGTTTCCACAAGCTGGCGCCAGTCCTCCACATTCTCATCAAGAATGGAAAGTTTTTGCAGAAGATTGCGAGGATAGAACTGGTGAATGATCAGTTCGCCGTTTTCCACGGCAATGTCCGCTTCGGAATCGTATTTGAACGTCAGATCCTTCCGGTCGCGCAAAATGTCCACCACTTTCACATCCACCCGGTACTGGCTGCCGATGTCCATCTTGAGGCTGGCGGCCAGATCCGGCTCATGGCCCATGCACACCAGCATGATGCGCTCTGCAGGACTGCCCGGAGAGCGTTCCATTTGCCGATCCAACTCCCGATAATTGATGCCGTTGAGAAGTGGATTGAGGTCGGCGCGGGTGGCAATGCGATTGACCGGCATGATCTTGACCTTGTAGCCGTCCTTCATGCCGTCAAAAACATCGGTGGATTCCAGCGGTTCGATTTCCAGCGCCTGGCGTAGCAGCTCTCGCGCCTGTACTGGATTGCGGAACACGTCGTAATTGTTGACGTTGTAAACCTCAAAGTTCAGATAAAGCTTGCTGCCGTTCTCCAGCAGAGAAGGAGACTCCTGCTTTTTCTCGGCAATGATGCCGTTCAGGCGTTTTGTGGTCGTCTGAATGGCCCCCAGATTGATGTCCGCCCCGATGAAACGCCGCCCCAACTTCATGGCCACGGCCTGCGTGGTGCCTGACCCCATGAAGCAATCAAGGACGATAGAACCAGGATTGGAAGATGCAAGAATAATCCGTTCTAGAAGTTCTTCAGGCTTTTGAGTTGGATAGCCAGTCCTATCTTTGGAGACTTGATTCAATTGATATATATCTGTCCAGTAATCAAGACAAAGTGTTCCTTCTTTCATATAGTAGCGGTATACCAATTCAGGATGGGATTGCTCCCACTCCGGGGATACATCTCGTGCTGCACTTATAGGGCTTCCTTTAAGACATCGCCCCATAAGTCTATAATATCCATTTTCATCTTTATATTTATATCTTCCTTTTTGTTCTTCTGTTAATGGGTCCATAATATCTTGCCAATTAAATATCCACTCATTTGATTTAGTATAAAAAAGTATAGAGTCATGTCTTCTTCCATAAGATGTTTTAGGAACTCTTCCGCCCGTATAACACCAAGATATTATATTTTGAAATTGCGATTTTCCATATATTTCATCCATAATAATTCTTATATAACTCTCCAGTCTATAATCACAGTGAAAATATATCCCTCCTTTTTCGGATAAAATTTCCTTTATCAAAATAAGTCTATTATAAATAAACTGTAGATATTCATCATTAGACCATATATCCGTGTATTGTTTTTCTTCAAACCCTGTTCTTTCAGAAATTACATTTTTACCGTGCAAGGAAATGGTTTTTTTATAATCGGCCCTAGAATCAAAAGGCGGGTCAATGTACACCAAGTCCACCTTTCCCCGGAACTCCTTAAGCAGATGGCTCATGACCTGCAAGTTGTCGCCCCAGTAGATCCGGTTCATCCACCCGTCCACCGGGTCGCCATAGCGTTCCTTGAGCTGCGCAGGGTAGTAATGCGTGGACGTGAACGGACGCTTGCCCGTCCAGCGTAGTTCTGGAAAACCCTTGATAGGCTCCGGCCGCGGGAGGTCAAAGGTCATATCTTCTACATTCTCTTCCTTCTTGGGGGAAGGTGTGTCGGGGAGATTATTTTGCGGTGTCATTGCTGGCCCCTATTTTCGGTTGATTATCAAGAGGGTTCTTTGTGATTGTCGAAGCCGCATACTGATTTGCTGACATCATATTTATCGCAATGTTTGCAAAGTTCTTCTGTGTTTGAACATTAGAAAATGCTTCATATGCCCAATCAAGATAAGCATCCCATAATCCCATATTGATTTCATTAATAATATCTTGAGCGCATTGTTGCTTTGGGAGACCTGTAGTATCCTCATAAAGAAATGTATCTAACAATTTTTCCTTTATTATAAATACAATATTCATTTCTCCAAATGAAAATCCTTTCATCCAGTCTTCTGGATATTGGACAATCTTTTTATCGGTAGTAACTTTTGTTCTTATAAAAACATTATTGATATATTTAATAGCAATACTCCTCTTGTAATCTCTCAGAGCATTTCTACTAAAATATTCATCAGGATCGTCAAAAAACAAATGGTCATACTTGCCACTGCAGATTTGATTTTTCATTGCATCAATATCATTTTCTTTAATTGTTTCATTACAAAATATGATATTATAATCATTAGGATTTAATAATTTTTCATTTGATATTGGAATTCCAATCTTATGAAGTGCTACAAGTATAATTCTCTTTTCAGCTCTGCTCAAAGAAACATTAAATTCACTGGATACATCCTCATATTTTTTATTTTTATACTTCCTAAATATATCTATTGCCTTTATAGCAATTTTTCGTGCATCCTTGCTTTTTTTGTTAATATTTCTATTAATAAAAAATGCACCACAATATGTTCCTATAAAGCCACCAATAAGAGCGGAGATAATGCCAGTCAATAGAGTTGTCCAATCAAAGATAATTTGTTCCATTATAAACTCCTGTCACAAAACGCCTGCAAGTCACATTCCCTGCACAGCTTGGCGGGGCGCTCCTGTACGGCAAATTCCCGGCGTTCCATGCAGCCCACCACGGCGTCCACGTCGGCAATGGTCTTGTCCACGGGCTTGCCGTCATAGGGGAAGCGGTAGGTCGGCACGCCGAATTCTTCGCCCGTATAGTAGAGGTTCATGGCGCTGACGGCAAGACCGTGGCGCTGTTCCACAAGGTAGGCGTAAATTTCCAGCTGCCGCCGGTAGCGCTCCAGCAAGTGGCGTTCGGCGTACTGATTGGGCTTGGGCGTCGCCTTGAAATCAACGATTTCCACGGTATCGCCCTTGCCCTGAATGAGGTCGATTTTCCCCGTCAGGATGTACTCGTCCCGGATAAGGGACACGTCCACTTCCGTCCCGCGAATGTCATCCCAGTGTCCCTGCTTACGATCCACATAACGCAGCACATGCCCAAGAGCTACCTCCCGGATTTGCGGGGCCAGGTAGACGCGCTCCTTGTGACTGAGGTTGGCATAGTTCACGTCGAACCAGAGGCGGATATTGTCTTCGGTCACGCTTTCCGGCTGTTCGCGCAGCACGGCCTTGTGGATGTCCTCGATGGTCTGATGCACAAGCTGACCAAACAGCATGGGGCCTTCCCGAACGGGGCTGAATTCCCAATACTTGAAAAACTGGTATTGCCGAGGACAGCCCTCATAAATAAGAATATGCGAAGTATAGGAGTAACGTCCCTTGACGCCCGCAGGTCGAACGACGTCCGCTTTCAGCGCTGAAAGATCCGCCTCTCTCCAAGAGGGGAGCGCCGCATAAAAAGTGTGAAAAAGACGCGAGGGCGTTTTGAATTTGGCCTTTTTGGTAAGTTCCTCCTGACAGCTCAGAACCAGCAGGTTCTTTGCTCGGGAAAAGGCGGTATAGTACAGACGCTTGAAATCGAATTCCTTGATCCGTTCCAGCGGTTCAAAGGCCGGGCGCTCATAGTGCCGGGCCTCCAGAAGTTCGTCCAGTTCGGTATGCTGTTTGCGAGGGACGGCATGGAGCGAGCCGACAATGGTAATGGGAAATTCAAGGCCCTTTGCCTGGTGGATCGTCATGAAGGACACGGCTCCCTGAGGGGTGCTGTCGCCCGGATCTTCAAATTCCGTTATGCCGCCGTCCACGATATACCGGAAGTAATGATTGAAAAGATCGCCGATGTTCTTTTCCAGATAGATAGGGTGCAAGACCTGAATATGATGGAGATATTCAAATTTGACAATAAGTTGTGAGAATATCGCCAGATTTCTGGCCGGGCGTTCGTCTCTGGCGGATGTTCCGAGTTCCAGATAACTTGAAAAGAGCGGGAATTGAATCAACTGGTAAAACAGACCGGAAAAACCCCAGTCCAGCGGCGTATTGCGGACAAGCATCCCTTGCACTTCCCGCACACGGCGAACGCACCAGCCCTTCAACTCCTTGTTGTCCGGCTGACGCAGCTTTTCCGCAAACAAGAGCAGGCAGGTATCATAAAAGGCCCAGATTTCCAGGGGGCCAAAACGCTTTTGCCACTGTTCGCGTATATCCCTGAAGACAGGGAACAGGAAAAGCAGCGCCCCGATTATCAGGCGAACCTCTTCCCGTTCAAAATACAAATCCGAGCGGGGCGCATAGACCGGAATGCCGTGTTCCTCCAGATAGCTTGCCAGCGCCTTTGCCTTGTCCCAGCGCACGGAACGGAAGAGAAAGGCTACCTGATTCCAGTCCGTCAGATGACGTTCCTTCATCGTTTCCAGAAATTCCAGCACCTCTTCATGCCAGTTTTCCGCATCTGCGCTGCCGGAAACACGCAGCACGGGCGTTTCCAGTGCAGTCTTGCCCTCCGGCGGAACAATGCGCTTGGGATAGCGAAACAGCGTGCCCCCATCTCCCTGCCAGGAGAAGCCGTCCACACTGCCATTCATCCAGTCATTATAAAAAGTGATGATGCCCGGATCGGAGCGGTAATTGACCGTCAGCGTATGCACGGCGCAGCGGCCTTCAGGGAAACGCCGGGGAAATTCCAGAATGTTGCGAATCGTCGCGCCCCGAAAGCGGTAAAGCCCCTGGTCGTCATCGCCCACGACACAAATATTCTGCTTGTCGTCCAGCGGCATAAACAGCAACCGCTCCTGAACGGTGTTGGTATCCTGATATTCGTCCACCATCACATAGCGGATCTTTTCCTTCAGGGGAGCAAGCACGGTGTCGGGATTGTCCTTCAGGAGCTTAAGCGCCTCAAGCTGAATAACGGAAAAATCCAGCAGATTTTCCTGCTCCAGCAGCGTCAGATACAGGGTGTACCATTTGCCGAGCGCCTGTATGACTTCATCCGGATCAGCCTTCAGAGCATCAGCGGAAAGCACTTCCTCGGAGAGCTTGTTCATCCAGCCGCACAGCAGCGTCGCTCTTTTCCAGCGACCGACATTCTCATTCCCCTTGGTAAGCAACGACAGAGGAGCCAGTTCCTCAAACTGGTGCAGATGCTGAAAGAAAAAGTAGCTCTGATCGAACTGATCCATCAGAGTAAAATTCTTCTTCAGCCTGGTGAACTCTCTGTATTCTTCAAGCAGACGCAGACAAATAGAATGTAGAGTGCCGACGTACATTTCATCCACATTGGCTTGAACGCCTTCCTGCATCAGACGGCGGGCAATGCGCGAAACAAGCTCGTTGGCAGCCTTCTCGGTGAACGTGGCCACAAGCAGTTGCTCCGGCTGGACGCCCTTGTGCGCCACAAGATGCACTATGCGCTCAACAAGCGTGAACGTTTTGCCAGCTCCTGGACCAGCAATAACCAACACGGGGCCTTCGTCATGGAAGATGACGGCTTGCTGCTGGTCTGTGGGGCGAAAGTCCATAACATCTCCCGATGCTGCTTATTGGCCGTATAGCGCGCCGAAGACCTCGCAGGATTGCGAAGCCTTTTCAGGCGTAAAAGGTAGTCCGGTTTTTATAACCTGCTTTGCAGAAAAAAGAAACTTCCCCATTTCTTAGTTGCTGTTCACATTTTTAATAAATAACCTATACCAAGAAAGCCATATCTAAATTTGGTAAAAGCAAAATTTCATAGCCTTATTTAGGTTCCGTAAATGAGAACTGAACCGATGCGCCATGTGCCCATCATGGAATTCTTTGGCAATAACATGCTGAATTTATTATATCTTAACTCCCATTGACAGACACAAAGTGAAAATTTATTTCCTCAATAACTTCAACAGGCTAACCACAAAAACTTGCCTACGGTATTTGAAACGGTATTTACAAGGCGTCTGTTATACTTTATCTTTGATTTCAACTGATTGAACCTTATGATTGGGTCTCCCCTTCGCACCACAAGAAAATCAAGAGGTTAGCAAAGTCGTTGACTTTAGCTAACCTCTTTTTGTTTTCCCTTCGGTTTTCTTCTCTCCCCCATCTCTCCCCCAAGCCAACGCCTCCAGGCAGGGCCACCTCCCCCCGTGCCCCCCAAATAAAATCAAAGCCGCGCCAGAAATGTCCGATGCGCGTGCCGTCACCCGTGCTTCAATCCTCAAGGCGCGGGTCCTTCCGGCGCGTACATCTGCGCAACGGGGCGCACACCTCAGACTGTGGCCGCGATCTGCGGAACGGAAAGGGCGGAAAAACGGAATGAGTCCGTTCTTTCGCCCTATTTTTGTTTCCTATTTTTATCTTTAGAAAACAATAGGTTATCTTTATGAGCAAGAAAAAAGACGATCTTGTGCGCAAAGTGCAACAGCGCCGCCATACGGAAGCTGAGTCACGCGCCGCCAAGCTCTCAAAAGCAAAGCCGGCAGCAATAGAAAAGCTCGAAATTTCCGATGATGAATTGCAAGGCTACATCAATGAGAACCGCGTCGGCGACGCAAAACTGTATTGCCGCTTGCACAGAGGAACAGTTGTTTATGTCAAGTATTGGGAACGTTTCCTCATATGGGGCGGACACCATTGGATTGAAGACGACTATGACGCCGCTTTCCAGCGCATTGAGGACGTATGTGAACTGTATCTCAGACTCGCGGAGCATAAGCAAAACGAGGCCGATGAAGCCGACAAGGAGGACAAACCCAAAATTCAGAGCATTACCGACGCCGCATTGCGCCGCGTCAATCTGCTCCGCGATACCACCGGGCAGGAAAAACTTCTCCAAATGGTGCGCCGCATCCGCGAGCCTTTAATCGTTCTGCCAAAGCACATTGACAAACAGCACTATATCAAAGCCTGTCCCAACGGCGTGATCGACCTGCGCACCGGTGAACTCCGACCAGGCCGCCCGGAAGAATACATCCTCAACGCCATCGTCACCGAATACGACCCGGCGCTTATGGAGAAAGACGATCCCTGCCCGGAGACGAACAAATTTCTGCTGTCGTCGATGGACGGCGATCAGGAACTTGTCGATTTCATCTGGCGTCTGCTTGGGTATGGACTCATCACAGACCGCCGGGATCACAAATTTATCATTTTTTGGGGTGAGCATGGCCGCAATGGGAAGGACACGCTCATCAAACTGGTGACGTATGTCCTCGGCCAAACGCTTTCCGGCAACGTAAATGTTGAGATGTTTCTTCAGGCGCAACAAACGCGCAACAATTCTTCTCCCTCGCCCGACATCATGGCCCTGCGCGGCATGTGCATCGCCTGGATCAACGAGGCGGAGGAAAACCAGAGGTTCGCCCTGGGAAAATTGAAGCAACTCACCGGCGGCGGGTACATCACGGCGCGGGGCCTGCAAGACAAACTGCAAACCACCTGGATTCAAACCCATTTGCCCATCATGACCACCAACGAATTACCGAAGGCCAAGGCCGACGATTCGGCCTTCTGGTCGCGCGCTATTCTGGTCAAATGGCCGCTCTCCTTTGTGGAGAACCCGGAACAGCCTTACGAGCGCCCAGCGGACAAGGGACTCGACGAAAAAATTCAGGCCGAGGCCAAGGGCGTGTTGGTTCGTATCGTTCGTGGCTGCATGGAATACCTGCGCGACGGCCTGAAAACCCCGGACAAAGTGAAGGACTGGACCAGGGAGCAACGCGCGTCCTGGGATGATGTCGGACTGTTCATTTCGGAATGGTGTGAAGTGGAACCGCATCAGAACAACCCCGACAACTACACAACCCGCATCACTTCAACCGATCTGCACGAGGCTTTTTGCATCTGGTACGCGCGCAACAGGGACAAACGCTTCAGCGTTTCCGCCAAGAAATTCTCGGAACTGCTGAACAAAAAAGACATTCCCTACAAGCGCAGCAACGGCTCGTGGCGTTTGGGCATCCGCCTGAACGCCGAAGGGGAAAATGCCCTGGCCGAGTACCGGGCCGAAAAGTGATCTGTCCGCATGCGTCCGCCATACCAGAGGCATAACGATATGAAATCATGGAAGAAAGTACCAAACGGACAGATGGACAGGTTCCGGGCCTGTTTCCACACGCAACAGGCACAGGCGCACAGGTGCGCATGGATCATGCCGTGTATCTGTCCATGTGTCCATAACCATAAAAAAACAAATAAAATAAATAGATAAGAAAAAAAGGAAGCGGACAGATGCGGACAGATCTTCTTGACCTCTATCGAACCCGTTTTGGCACGGCGGTCAGGCAGCAGGGCAACGGCTGGAACGGCCCCTGCCCTCTGTGCGGCGGGCAACCCGGCAAGTCCGACCGCTTCATGGTCTGGCCCGATCGCGCCGAAAGCCTGGGCGAAACCTGCGCCGCGCACAACATCGCCGGCATCTGGTCATGCCGCCAGTGCGGTGAAAGCGGCGACACCATCGCGTACCTGATGAAAATCGACGGCCTCGACTTCAAGGCGGCGCTGGCCGAATTGGGCATTGAGGGCGGACGCCCCTCCTACCGGCGTCGTCGCGCTCCGGCGGAACCTCGGCGGGCTGACGCCTCGCGCTGGACGCCGCGGGAATGGCCGGAGCCGTCCGAACAGTGGTCCGCCTACGCGGCCAAACTGCTGGCCGAGGCGGAGGAGAACATCTGGAATCAACCCGTCGCCTTGAACTGGCTGGCCGCGCGCGGCATCGACGAGGCCGCCGTCCGGGCCTACCACATCGGCTACCTGCCTGCCCAAAGCTCCAGATACCCCGGCCGTTACCGTTCCCGCTCCGCCCTGGGACTGGAGCCGAAAACCGGCGACGACGGCAAGGTCCGCACCAAACTGTTCATCCCGCGCGGCATTGTCATTCCCACGTTCGCCTCTGACGGGCGTGTCCTGAATCTCCGCATCCGGCGTCACAAGGAAGATTTGGGCGAACACTCCCCCAAGTATCTGGAGCTGGAAGGCTCGTGCAAAGCGCCGCTCTTTCTCCGCTCCTCCCGCCCCGGTCCGCTGGCCGCCTATTTCGTGACCGAGGCCGAGCTTGACGCCATGCTCATCCACCACGCCACGGGCGGCGTTGTCGGCGCGCTGGCCGTGCGCACCAACCGCGGCAAGCCGGACGTATCCGCCGATGCCCGGCTCCGCGAGGCGGTACGGGTCTGCATCGCCCTGGACTACGACACGCCCGGCGCGGACGGCGTGGAGTTCTGGGAGCAGACCTATCCCGCCGCTCTGCGCTGGCCCACGCCAGAGGGCAAAGACCCCGGCGACGCCCGCAAGCTCGGTGTCGATATCCGGGAGTGGGTAGCGGCCGCCCTGCCTCCGTCCCTTTCCCTGCCGGACCAAGAGTCGGCGCCCCACGGGGGCATAGTATCACAGAACACGATAACCCAACAAGATATTTGCCAAAATGGGCAGTTGGACACTTTGCCGTCTGGTCCGTTGCACATGGGGGGAGGGGCGGAGCCGGAAACGATTTCTTCTGAGAAAGGAAGCGGCCCTGCGGGCCTTTCCGCGCACATGCGTGCCAGAGAGACAGAAGGCGAGACGGGGATAGCGTGGGCGACGGCGGAAGACTTCACGCCGGATGAACTCTGCCGCCTGCAAGCCGCTCTGCCCGCCGGCATGCCTCTTGACCTGCTGCCCCTGGACGTGGCCCGCGCCTATCTGCTGTGGCGGGGCATCCCTGTCACCTTCGTCAAGTTCCGCGACGACAACGGCGACAGCACGGGCTTTTCGTGGGACCGCGATTATACCTGGTGTCGCAAAAATTCCGAACGCTTTGAAACCTTTTGGAGCTTTCAGGACAAGTCGCCCGTGCTCTGGCGGTGGATGTCCGACCATCCGGCGCTGAAAATCACCTCACAAAACCTGCTGCATATCTGGGGCTGACCATGCGCGCCGCTCTTCATACCCTCTTGACGCTACGCCCTGTTTTGGGAATACTGAACTTCCCTAATCAAAGAAGGCGTAGCCGTCGCCTTTGCCGTGCCCCACACGGTAAAAAGAGCGGTCTTTTCTGTTTCTGCCACCAAGCGCACCTTTGGGTGTGCGGGTACATATTGGCGGAACAACGTCCTGATGTTCGTGAGACTCAGGCGGCCTTCTTTGAGCCGGGGAGCGTTGTTCCGCCTTTTCGTGCGGGGGGGGGGGCGAGGCCCGAACACACCCAGGCGCGCGGGCCTGATGTTCGTGAGACTCAGGCGGCCTTCCTTGAGCCGGGGAGCGTTGTTCCGCCTTTTCGTGCGGGAGCGGAACAACGTCCAGTATCCGTGAGGACTGGCGGCCTTTCGAGTGCCGGGGAGCGTTGTTCCACTCCCGCTTTTCTGTCCCGCTCACAATCCCAAAATCAAAGAGGTGCCTCATGTCCCTTCCCGTTCCGTCCATGGACGACATCTGCAACGGCATCACGGCCAGCGGCCGCTGTTCCAGCCTGCTGCAACGCATTGAAGCCCTGCGAAATTTTGTTTTCCTCTGGCAGGATTCCCGACAGCAGCCGGATGATTTCACCAGCGGCTATCTGCAAAGCGTGGATATCATGCTGGAAGATATCTACAGCCACGCTTGTGATGTGGAAAAAAGCCTTGAGCCTTTTTCCGAATACATGCGCTAACGAACTAACTTTGAAAAAACATGTGGAATCTGTCCATCTGTCCAAACCCCGCAACAGTGTGAAATAAATTGCAAAGGGAACGGACAGATATGGACAGATCGCGGCTCATCTGTCCGACTTTCAACATGTTGACATCATTTGTATTTCATGTGCTATACTGGTCATAATCCTCCAATGGGGAGGCGAACATCTATCAAGGAACTTTTGTCATGAAACAGAATCAGCTTACCCCGTTCGCCTTTGGCGACAACATGCTTCGCGTCCACATGGATGAAAACGGCAACCCGTGGTTTGTGGCCAAGGATGTGTGTCGGGTGCTGGACATTGCCAACAACCGTGATGCGGTTGCAGGCTTGGATGACGACGAAAAGATTACCGTCGCTAATTCTGACGCTAATCCCCGCGCCGGTATCCCCCATGAAATGACGCTTATCTCCGAATCCGGCCTGTACGCGCTTGTCTTCCGCTCGCGCAAGCCGGAGGCCAAGGCGTTCAGCAAGTGGATACGCGCGGAGGTTCTGCCCGCCCTGCGCAAGACCGGTTCCTACGCCATGCCGGGCGGCCTCGCTTCCCGCCGCGCGGCCCTGCCCGACGATCTTCCGCCGGAAGCTCTGAGCCTGCGCCCGGCCATGCGACAGAGACTCTGGCGGGACGCCCTGGATAGCGCACGGCTGGAAAACGGCGGCCTTGATCTGGCCGTACAGTGGTTTGGCAAACTCTGCCGCCTGATGGCGGCCCAACCGCCCGCGCCTGACAGTCGCGCGCAAATGGTGCGGGACTTTGTTGCCGCCTGCTGCGTCACGGCTCCGGGAGCTTCCGTAAGGGCTTCGGTTTTGTATGAGGCCATGCGCCGCTGGCGTCGGGGCAAGCCAGGTGAAATGCCTTCCATGCGTATTTTTGGCGAAATCATGGGCACGCTTGCTTGCCGCCTGAAGTCAAATGGCAGCGTCTACCGCGATATCGCCTTGAAATAAATACAAAAGGGGCGGCTGTGCCACCAGTCGCCCCAACAGCGGCCAAACCTGCGTTCAACCACCATCATGCCCCGATATATTCCAACTTTCCGACATGCGCGTCAAGGATACTCCCATGCACGCAACAACACATTTCAAGGATTACCGGGCGGTTCTGAACTACACGGAAGAAAACGGCCGCAAGCTGAAAAAGACGAAGCTGTTTGACGACATCAGGAAAGGCCGCCTGAAAAAGCAGCCCGACGGCACATTCCGGCAGCGGGACGTGGATCGCTACATGGCCAGCCTGCCAATGGCCGGCACGCCGGACATCGTGGCCGAAAAAGCGGCCGACCGTCAGCGCCGCAGGGAGGAGGCCGACATCCGTAAAGCGGAAGCCTCTGCCGCACGGGAAGAATTTGACCTTGCGGTGAAGCAAGGCCAGTTCGTCCAGCGTGCGCGGGTGCATCTGGAACTGGCGGCGCGGGCGGCCACTCTGTCCGCCGGTCTGAAAACCGCCTTTGAAGCGCGGCACCTTGACCTTGTGGCCCTGGTGGACGGCAACCCGAAAAAGGGGGCCGCTCTGGTGGAAAAGCTGGAAGCCCTGCTGGACGAAGCCCTGAACGAGTACAGTCGGGAAATGGAATTCGAGGTCGCGTTTGAAGCGGCCCAAGCCGACGCCCCCGAACAGGAGGATGCCGAAGCATGAGACCGGAGGCCGGATGACCCAGTTTGCCCTCTGCCCTGTCCCCAAACCCGACCAGGCGCGGCGCGCGACGCTCACCACGTCCGTGCCGCCCTGGTTGTCGCCTGTTGTCGCCGCCGAAGTTTCCGCCCATATCACGGCGGGCGGCGGCCCCATCCCGTTTCGTTTTTCAAAAGGAGAACGCAAGATCATGCGCCGGCGCAAACCGATTCCGGTCAGCCAGTGGGCCGAGCGCCACCGCATCGTGGAAATGTCCAGCATACCGGGCAAGTGGAAAAACCTGTTCACGCCCTACCTCACCGGCATCATGGACGCCGCCGGCACGCCGGGCGTGGAAACCGTAATCATCTGCAAAAGCCCGCAGACCGGCGGCTCGGAATGCGGCCACAACGTGGTGGGCTGGTGCATCGACCGCAGCCCCGGCCCGGTGATGTACGTCTTCCCGGACGAAATCACCGCCCGCGAAAACGCCAAAGACCGCATCATCCCCATGATCACCGGCTCGCCCCGCCTGCGCGAGTACATGACCGGCTATGGGGACGACGCTTCCTCCCTGCGCGTCAACCTGACGCACATGCCCATCTATCTGGGGTGGTCAGGCTCGGTCTCCCGCCTCGGCAACAAGCCCATCCGCACGCTCATTCTGGACGAACTGGACAAGTACAAGAACCCGAAAAACGAGGCCACCTCCGAAGTGCTGGCCGAAAAGCGCACCACCACCTGGCGCGCCCGCCGACACATCATCAAGATCAGCACGCCGACCACGGAGGACGGCCCGATCTGGACGGCCCTCACTCAGGAGGCCGGGGCGCGCTTTGACTACTGGGTGCGCTGTCCCCATTGCGGCATGGCGCAACTCATGGATTTCGAGCGCATCGGCTGGCCGAACAAGGGCACGGAGCGGGAGCCTTCGGCGGAGGAAATCCTCACCCGCCGCCTCGCGTACTACCCCTGCGAGCATTGCGGCGCGGTGTGGGACGACGGCGACCGCGACCGCGCCGTGCGCGGCGGCGAATGGCGCGAGCGGGTCAGCGGCCTGGATCTCCCCACGCACCTTGCGGCGCGCAAGCCGGTCAAGGTTGGATTCCATATTCCGGCCTGGCTGTCCTATTTCGTCAGCCTGTCGGAAGTCGCTTCCGCCGCCCTCAAATACAGGGAAACCGGCAAGCTCGACGACCTGAAGAATCTGCAAAACCAGTACAAGGCCGAGCCGTGGAAGGAAGAGCATGTCATGCGTTCCGAGGATGCCGTGCTGAACCTGTGCGACGACCGCCCGCGTGGAATGGTTCCCGGTCCCGTTCCTTCCTTGGGCCCCGCAGGGCGCGCTGTAGCGCGTGATAGCGGAGACGGCGCGTTGCCGGAACTTGCTTCCGGCAACATGCGGCGCGGCGTCGGAGCGGGTCAGGAGCGCGTCGCCTGCCTGCTGGCCGGCGTGGACACCCAGGGCGTGAACGAGCAGAAGGGCTATTTCCGCTACATCATCCGGGCCTTCGGCTACGGCGATACCGAGGAATCCTGGCTTGTCCAGTGCGGGGCCGCGCCCTCCTTCTCCGCCCTGAACGACCTTCTGTGGAACTCCGAATACGCCACGCCGGACGGGCTGAAATACAAGGTCCGGGCCTGCATGATCGACGCGATGGGCGGCCGCACACGCGAGGTCTATTCCTGGGCCATCCGGCATCGCGGGCGCGTATACCCGTGGCAAGGCGTGCGCTCCCTGTCCCAGCCCTACACCCCGGCCCCGCAGGAATACTTTCCCGACGCGCGGGGCAACAAGGTCAAAATCCCCGGCGGCCTGAACCTCTGGCGTTGCGACACGACCTTTTTCAAGTCCGACCTTGCGCACAAGCTGTCCATCGCGCCCGATGACCCCGGCGCGTTCCATTTGCACGACAACGCGGGCGGCAATCTGGAACAGTACGCCCGCGAACTGTGCGCCGAAGTCTGGGACGACGAAAAACAGGCATGGACCAACCCCCACGGCAAGCCCAACCACTATTGGGACTGCGAGACAATGGCGCTGGCTCTGGCCTTTATCCTCAACATCCGGCACAGGGCCAGACCGGAAGCGACCTCCAAAGCCGTGCGACACAAAAGCCGTGATGAAAGGCGTCCACCTCTTTCAATGGCGGACAAACTGAGCCGTATTCGGAGATAACATGAATGCAGCTATACCCCATAAGCTGAACTGGCAGCAGGCATGTGCCCTCATAGAGTGCAGCCGTGCCCATTTTTACCGTTTGGTTGCATCGGGACAAATTCCTTGCGCCTCCCGCACAGGCAAACGCCGGGGCATCAAAGTGCTGCGTGAGGATGTGGAAGCCTACCTTCTCAAGAGAAATCGTGGCGAACTCTGAAATTTTTTGTCTCTGTTGTCTCTGTTGTCTCCTCTTCCGGCGACACGCAATTTTGCGTATGTTATTTGCGAGGCATGTCCTCCATCTGGTCCCGCGAAGAACTCCTCTCCCTTCTTGCCGACTGGAAGGCCGCCTACAAGGCGGCTTCCACCGGCAAGTCGTACATGATTCAGGGCCGCACCCTGACGCGCTACGATCTTTCCGAAATTCGCGGGCAATTATCCTACCTTGAAAACGAGCTTGCCGCTCTGGACGGCAGGCGCGGCCCCGCCTTTGTGCGGGCGCGGTTCAGGAGGCAGTCGTGAGCGGCCCCCTCCTGAACCAGTACGGCCAACCCCTGAACACGGGCCGCTACGTCTCCGGCCCCTCGCGTGACGCCGGGGCGTATCGCGGCACCATCGCCAACTGGCATCCCTCGCGGCTGGTCAACAGGGAAGCCGAAATCCGCGAGCGCCTGACCACACAGCGCCGCGCGGCGGATCTGGCGGCCAACGACTGGGCGGCGAAGTCCGGCCTGCGTACCATTGCCGACAATGCCGTGGGCACAGGGCTGGTGCCCAAGTCCGGCATCCCGCACAAGCTGCTCGACATTTCCCGCGAGGAAGCCGCCGCCATCGGGGAAAAGATGGAATGGGCCTTTTCCTCCTGGTCACGGCAGGCCCACGCGCGGGGCCTCATCCATTTTGAAGACCTGCAATACCTGGGAATCAGCTCCATCCTGCGTCTGGGGGAAATGCTGCACCTGCCCGTGATGCTGCCCCCGAATGGCGCGGACGACGGGCGCGTCTTCAGTCTTGCCATTCAGGACATGAACCCCGCGCGCCTGTGCACCCCGGCGGATAAAACGCTTGACCTGAGCATCCGGGACGGTATCGAGTTCAGCGGCTGCGGCAGGCCCGTGGCCTACTGGCTGGCCTGCCCGCCGCCTTCGCTGATTCCCGTGGATCAGCAGCAGCTTTTTTCCGATTCCTTTGTCCGCCGCCCGGCCCGGCTCGGCCACCGGCCCAACGTGTTCCACCTGTTCCGCTATGAAGAGGAGGAACAGGTCAGGGGCGTTTCCGCGCTGGCCACCGGCATGAAGCTGTTCCGCAACCTCAATGACGCCCTGGATTCCGAACTGTTCGCGCAGGTCATCGCGGCCTCTTTCCCGGTGTTCATCGGGCTGGAAAACGGCGCGGCGCAACTGCCCCCGGAAGTGCGGGAAGCCTACGGCATGGAGGAACAGGAGCCGGCGGAACGGACGATGGAAATCGCGCCGGGCACGGTGGTTTTCGGCAATCCGAACGAAAAGCCCCATGTGCTGGAAAACAAACGCCCTTCGGCCAATTTCCCGCCTTTTGTGGAAATCGTTCTGCGCTCCCTCGCGGCCATGCTCGGCATCCCCTACGAGTCGCTGGCAAAGGACTTTTCCAAGACCAATTACAGTTCCATGCGGGCGGCGCTGAACGAGGCATGGAAGCTGTACCTGTTTTATCGGCGCTGGTTCGCCCGTCTGTACACGCAGCCGGTATGGGAAATGGTGCTGGAGGAAGCGTATCTGCGCAACTTCCTCGGCCTTGCTGACGACATCGACAGTCTGCACCCGGCCCCCGGCTTCTACGAAGGCCGGGAGTTCTGGTGCAGCGCAACGTGGGTAGGCCCGGCGCGGGGCAGCATCGACCCGGTGAAGGAAATCCAGGCGACCATCATGGCGCTGGAAAATCACCTGACCACCTACGGCGAAGCGTGGGCCGAACGCGGCGGCGATTTCTCCGACGCCCTCCCGGTCATGGAAGAGGAATTGCTTGCGCTGCAACGCCTTCCTGAAAGGCAGAACTCCGCTCCGGCCAATATTGCCCAACCCGGGGAACAGGAAAATACGCCGGAGCAGGAAAACGAGGAGGCGGCATCATGAGCGCGCAACACTGCGAGCGGGTTGTCTCCGCCATAACCCGGCAGCCGTGGGCCATTACGCCGGAAGGACTTGATCTTGTGCTGGGCGTCGCGCAACGGCGCATCAGCGATCCCCAAGCCGTACTGGTCAGCCCAGTGGAACGGCGCGAGGGCGGCAGAATACACATGCGCAACGGTGTTGCCGTTCTCTCCGTCATGGGGCCGATTTTTCCCCGGGCGGACTTTTTCACGAACATTTCCGGCGCGACAAGCATTGAAACCCTCGCCTTGCGTTTCGGCGAAGCTCTGGCGGCTCCCGACGTGAAGGGCATTGTTCTGCATATCGACAGCCCCGGCGGGCAAATCACCGGCGTGCATGAGTTCGCCGAACAGGTTTTCGCGGCCAGAAACGTCAAGCCCGTCGTCGCCTACATCTCCGGCACCGGCGCATCCGCCGCCTACTGGATCGCCAGTGCGGCGGAGCGTGTGATTGCGGATGCGACGGCGGTGCTTGGGAGCATCGGCGTTGTCGCGGCATGGACGGATGAAAAGGAAGCCCGCAGGTCTCAGGGATTGACGGATTATGAAGTCGTGTCCTCGCAGTCCCCCAACAAGCGGCTTGACCCCGCAAGCGCGGAAGGCCGCGACGCCTTGCAGCGCCTGCTTGATGCAACGGCGGATATTTTTATTGCCGATGTCGCGCGCAATCGCGGGTGCGACGCGGCGCGGGTAACGGAACAATTCGGACGGGGCGGCGTGATGCTGGCCGCCGAAGCCGTGCAGGCGGGCATGGCCGATGCCGTCGGCAGCCTTGAGAACATCATAGCCGCGCTGTCCGGCGCCGACGGCGCGAACAAAAAGGAGGCGCACATGGATGCGGCGGAATTGAGTCAAAAATACCCCGAATTGCTGGCCGATATTCGGCAGGAGGCAGCCGCTCAGGCTTCACTGGAAGCCAAGAACGCGGCTTTCGCCCTTGTCGCGGCAGTCGCCGGAGAGGAGACGGCGGAAAAGGTGCGGGAAATCGACGCCGCCGGCGTCACCCCGGCCCAACTGGCCGCGCTGGCCCCGCTGCTGGCATCTCACGCGCAGCACGCGAAAGAAGACAGCGCGGCGGACAGGGAAGCCGCCTCCCGCGAAAAACTGCTTTCCGCCATCACCCATGCCCACAGTCTGCCGCTGCCCTCGGGCGCGGAAGTGTACAAAAGCTCCAAAAGCGCGCTGGTGGCCGATGCGGAACGCCGCGCCGCCGCGCAAAGGATGTAAATCATGGCCCCACTCAAACACTATGGGGAAGACGCCCCCCGCGCGTTGTCGGATATCGTGCTGGAAGAACTGAGCATGGGCTGGTGCCGGGAAGCCGGAATGCTGGCGTCCGCCGCCGCGCCCGTGCCGATGGGCGCGGTGCTCGGCGTGAATGCGGGCGGACGTTATGTGCCCTACATGACCGAGCTGACGCCCGCCAGTGAGGCCAGCGAAGGCGTTGAAGCCGCGCCAGCCACCCATGCGGACAAGGCCGTGGCCGTGCTCATCTCCAAAGACCTCCCCGCCAGTGAGGACGAACAGCCCTGCACCGTGCTCCGGCGCGGCGCGTGTGTGGCCGCGAACAACCTGCGCTGGTCCGATTCCGTGACCGAAGACCAGAAAAAGACCGCCCTCGGCCAGCTCGCGGCCCTGGGCATCGTGCCCAAAGAATAAGGAGCAAGCCATGTCGCAGATGCTTACCACTCCAGACCTCTACACGCCGGTGGAGCTGACCGAAGCGGTCAACAAACTCCCGCTCATGCCGCTGCGGCTGCGTCCCCTGTTCACGCAACGTAGCGTCAGAACCACAAGCGTCGCGCTGGATATCCGGCAGGGACGGCTGGTGCTCGTCGGCAATCAGGACCGCCGCGATCCGCCGCAGGAAATGCACGGGCGCGGCAGCACGCGCACCACCCGCGTCCTTCAGGCCGCGCACCTGCCCCTGGCCGATGCCGTCAGCCCCGATGACCTTCAGGACGTGCGCGGCTTCGGGACCACCGAACCGATTACGAAGGAATACGTCATCAACAACAAAATGACCGACCTGAAAAACTCCCTGTCCATGACCACGGAATTTCACCGGCTCGGCGCGGCTCAGGGCGTGATTTACGACGCGGACGGCAAGACCGTGCTGCACGATCTGTTTCAGGTGTTCGGGGTGAAGCAGAAGAAAATCAATCTGGTCTTTCCGTCCAACACAACGAAGTTCAACCCGATCAAAAAGGCCGTTCTCGACGCCAAACGCCACGCCGAGGAAAAGCTCGGCGGCGCTCCGGCCACGCGCTTCGAGGCGCTTGTCGGCTCGGACTTTTACGACATGCTCACCAGTCACGAACTGGTGCGGCGGGCATACGACCTGTGGGCCGCGAATCAGGACAACTTCGGGCATGACGACTACCGGCGGCGCGGCTTCACCTACGGCAACGTGACGTGGATTGAAGCCTCGGAAGTCGTGGGCGGCAGACGGCTGGTGGAACCGGACAAGGCGCACTTCTACCCGGTGGGGCCGGATATCTTCATTCAGTACAACGCCCCGGCCAACTGGACGGAAACAGTCAACACCTACGGCAACGAGTTCTACGCCCGCATGGACACCCGGCCCCGGGGACGCGGTTACGATCTGGAAGTGCAGTCCAATCCGCTCACCATCTGCACCTACCCGGAGGCGCTGGTGGAGCTGACGGCCTCCTTCGGCGAAGTGGTGGAGAAATGACGAACACGCTGACGCCGTCACCTGAAACGACAAACGGAGGTCTTACATGGCGGATTTTCTCATAGCCTACGCCCCGCTCAAGGAGTTTGAAGGCGGCTGGTGCGACGTTCCCGGCGACTCCGGCGGCGAAACCTACGCCGGGATCGCCCGCAACTTTTTCCCGGACTGGCGCGGCTGGCCGCTCATCGACGCGGCCCGGCGGCACAGCTCGTTTCGGGAAGGCCCCTCCGCGTTCTCGCGCCACCTCGCCACGCTGCCCGGCCTCGCCGACATGGTGACGGACTGGTACCGCGTCGAGTGGTGGGAGCGGATGCGGCTCGGTCAGTTCCCGCAGATTGTGGCCGACGAGCTGTTCGAGCAGGCCGTGAATCTGGGCCGGGGCGGCTCCGGGCGTTATGTGCAACGCTTGTGCAACGCCTTCAACCGGCGCAGAGGGCCGCGCGGGGAAGAACGGATTTTCCCCGACCTCGCCGAAGACGGCTGCCTCGGCCCCAAGTCCCTCTCCGCAATGGCGGAACTGCTGTCCGGGCGCGTCAGCGCCGCCGTGTTTGTCCACGCGCTCAACGGCCTCCAGCTCGCTCACTACGTCGGTCTGGGCTCCAAAAACTTCGCCAAACGCAAGTTCATGGACGGCTGGCTGACGCGCACCTATTGCCCCACGGAACCCCACTAACGGAGACTGTCATGAAAAAAACAATGCCTTTTCTTGTCGTGCTGGTTCTGGTCGCCGTCTTCCTTCCCTGCCCTGCCCTGGCAGGCGATGCGGTCAGTCCGCCCGAAGGGGCCGACATGGCCGCGACGATTCTCGGCTGGCTGCCGGCAAGTTGGGAAGGATGGGTGACGTTCGTCGTGACCCTCTGCGCCGCCGTGTCCGCAATCTGGCCGCGTCCGGCGGAGACGGCCAATCCGCTGTTGCGCCTGTTGTATGTGGTGGTCAATGCCCTGGGATTCAACGCGGGCAAGGCCAGAAACGCCGACGACGCGCTGGCCGTTGCGACGAAGAAAGCTACGGCCAGCGACAGCAGAGCTGCCGCTGCCAAAGCGGCAAAGCTGTAGGCGTATGTCCTCCTGGGCGCAGGCGCTTATCCGGTTGGTCGTGGCTCTGCTGGAGTGGTGGCGTGAACGTAAAACGCAAAATCGTGTGGCTGCTGTGCGCACTGACCCTGCTGGTGAGTGGCTGCGCAGGTTCGGCGGCGCTGACCAGCGGAACAAGGACACTTCCACCGGCCCCGAGGACACCGGGGGCGGTGGTAACTGAGCGGTATATCTGCATCCCGCACGATGAAGCGGCGGAACTGCTGCTGTGGATAGAGCGGGCGGAGGCATTATGAATGCGACATTACGGTTTTTGCAGGCGCTTGTTCTGCCGCTGATTGTTCCGGTGCTGGTGGGCATAGGTTCCGCCGCGACCACCGGCATGGTCATGACGGCGCGGCTGGAAGAGCGCGTGTCGCATCTGGAATCGCAGATGCAGCGACACGAACAGGCGTTGGATCGTGACTTCAACCGGCACGAGCAGGCTGTGTCCGAGCTGGGCAGGCGCACGGACGATCAGGAACGACGGCTTGCCAAGCTGGAAGGCGTCGCGGAAGAGACGCGCGCATCCCTTGCCGAAATCCGGGCCGACATCAAGACCCTGCTGCGGGGGACGCCATGAGGCTTTGCGATCAACTTGCCCTTGATGCGCACAGCGTCTTTCTGAACACGGACGAGTTCGCGGAACTTATCAGCATCGAGGATGTGCCGGAAACTCCGGCTGTCTGCGACTGGTCGGCGGAGCCTGGCGGCGAACACCTGTACGGCGATACCGGCGACACCTGGGGCGTGAACGCCGTCCACGCGGACATCACCCTGGCCGAAGGCGTGATTCCGCCGCCCGTACCGGGGCAGGAACTCACGGTCAACGGCCGCGCATGGATCGTGAGTTCCGCCAACACGCGGACAGGACTCCTGCATCTTAAGCTGTACAAGAATGTGGCGTGAAGCATGATCGAAATCCAGTTTGACCCGCGTCTTATTGATGAGGCCCTGGCCCGGCTTGGCGGCGTGCAGCATAATCTTGCCCGCGCGGTCAAGGCGGCGCTCATGGCGACGGCCCCGAAGGTCCGGGCGGACGTCATCGGCGTGCTGGAACGCGACATCACCGTGGGCAACAAATTCGTGCGCCGGGCGGTGAAGGCCGTGCGGAGCATGGGCTCCGGCGCGGAGTTCAGGGTATTCTCGAAAAGCCTGTTCCTGGACGACTACGAATTGGAACCCCGCGAGCGGACGGCCCGGCCCGGTATGCGCTCGAAAGAATGGCCCGGATTCACCTACCGCCTGCGGCGCGACGGCAAGCTGTTCCACAGTTACGGCACGCCCACGGGCAGCGACGGCACGGGCAGCACGCCGTTCATCGCCCCCACCGCCCAAGGCAAGCTGAGGGTGATGTACCGCCGCAATCCCGGCCGGGTGCAGGCGGGCGAGGACAAGGTGTTTCTGGCCTACGCCCCGCCCATCCAGTACCACGCCGTTGCGCCGCAGGTAGAGCAGGCGGCCCGCGATACGGCCATGCGGATTTTCCATCAGGAATTGACCCGCGCTGTGGACAACATCCTCAAAGGACGGGCCGTATGAATCCCTTTTTCCTCCCCGCGCTCAAGGCCCGGCTGCTGGCCGATCTTGCGGATTTGCGCCTGGACTGGCGCGGCCCCGCGTCCTTCCCCGCTCCGGCGGCGGATCATATGCGCGGCGAGGCAAGCTCGACCGCACCCGCCGCCTCCGCTATCAGCTCGCTACCGCTCGCGTCTGCCGACGGCTATGCGGAGGGGGAGCCGTCCCGCCCGGTACAGGTATTCATTGGCGATCTGCCTCCGAAAAAACGCCGCCCCGGCGACGTGGAAAAGCCCGGTGAACCCTTCCCCTGCGTGGTGCTGATTCCGCTGTCCGGCCAGTCGGACGGGGGCGAGGATGCCGTGACCGTGGCTCTGGTCTGCGGGGTGTACTGCGGCGACGCCGGCGACGCCGAAGGCGCGGAAAGCGACATGGCCCTGCTGCTCTCCCGTATCCGGCAAAGCCTGACACCCTGCCGCAGGGACGCACTGGACCATCGTTACCGGCTGACTGAGGACGCCAAGGGACGCCTGTTCCCCTGGGAAAAATCCGACATGCAACCCCGCCCGTACATTCAGGCGACCGTGATGACTCACTGGCGCATGAAGGGGCTGGAATAAGAGGAGCATCGCCATGAGCTACCGCCACGGCGCTTTTTTCGATGAGGTTCCCACCAGCCTTGTGACCCCGGTGGAAGTGGATTCCGCCCTGCCGGTGGTTATCGGCACGGCCCCGGTGCACAACCTCCCCGACGGCACGCGCGCGCCGGTGAACGAACCGCGCCTGATTTACACGGTGGAGGATTTCATCGCACAGTTCGGCGCGGTGAAATCCGGGGAAACCCGGCATGATTTCACACTGTCCGAGTTTGTGGACGTGTTCATCGGACGCTACAGCGTGGCCCCGGTGGTCTGCATCAACGTGTTCGATCCAGGCCGCCACACCAAGTCGGGCGAAGGCGAAGACACGCCTGTCGTGCCGGACGTGAGCACGGTCACGCCACAGGACATCATCGGCGGCGTGGACGCTTCGGGCAAGCGTACCGGCCTTGCCCTGGTGAACAAGGTGTTCCCCCTGTTCCGCAAGGTGCCGGGCCAGATACTGGCGCCGGGCTTCTCTGGCACGCCTTCTGTGGCTATTGCGATAGGCGCTGCCTGCGAGAATATCAGCGGCCATTTCCGGGCCGTGGGCGTGGCCGATCTGCCCGGCGACATCAAACGCCCGGAAGACGCCCCGGCCTGGGTCAACGACAACAATCTGACTGATGAAAACCTCATCCTCTTCTTCGGCACGCCCACCTACGGCACGTCCGCCACGGATGGCGGACAGCCGCGCAGCGCGAGCGATGCGGGAACCACGCTTCCCGCGAGCGAGAGCGAATCCCGCACAGGACGTGCGGGTGAGCGACATCTGCTGGAGGAATACGGTTCCACGCACCTCGCGGCGGTCATGGCCCAGCGGGACGCGGAAAACGACGGCATCCCCTTCTGGTCGCCCTCCAACAAGCGGTTGCTCTGTCAGGGATTGACGCACAACGGCGCGGAACTGGCCCTCACCGCGCTGGAAGCGGCCAACCTGAACGGCAACGGCATTGTCACCGGCCTGAACATGATCGGCGGCCTTGTGGCCTGGGGCGATCAGACCGCCTGTTATCCCGGCGTCACGGACGTGAAGGACGCGAGCATCCCCATCCGGCGCATGTTCAATTTCATCGGCAACACGCTGGTGCTCACGGCCTGGCAAAAGGTCAGCAACCCGCTGCGCCGCCGTCTGATTTCCTCCATCTGCGACACGTTCAACATCTGGCTCAACGGCCTTGTAGCCCGCGAGTTCATTCTCGGCGGACGGGTGACGTTTGAGGCCAAGGATAACGGCAGCACTGATCTGATGGGCGGCAAGGTTCGCTTCCATGTCTACGTCACGCCGCCCACGGCGGCACGGGAAATCGTGTTCACGCTCGAATACGACCCGGCCTATCTGGAAACCCTGTTTGAAAGCGCGGTGTGAATATGAATCAGCTTCCTTCCACAAACCTGATTCCCGCGCTGCTCACCGACGCGTCCATCTATAAGGATGGGATCGGGCTGCTCGGCGTGGGCAGCATTGAAATGCCTGATTTCGAGTTTCTGACGGAATCCATCGCGGGTCTGGGCATCGCCGGCGAAGTGGACGCCCCGGTGGTCGGGCACATGAAGTCCATGACCGTCAAAATCAAGTGGAACACCTGCAACCCCACGGCAACCAGTCTGCTCGCGCCCGAAGCGCATCAGCTCGAAATCTACGCCTCGGTGCAGGCGTATGACGCGGGCAGCGGCACATACGAGCATCAGCCGGTGAAAGTCGTCATCAAGTCCCCGCCCAAAAAGGTGGGCATCGGCAAGATGGAGCCGGGCAAGAAAATGGAGCCGGAAACCGAGCTTGAAGTCTACTACCTCAAGCTCTGGCAGAACGGTCAGGAAATGGCCGAAGTGGACAAGTTCAACTACATCTTCAGCGTTCTGGGTGTGGACTATCTCGCCAGGGTCCGCGCCAACCTCGGAAAGGATTACTGATATGGCAACTCCCACTTTCAAGCCCTTGGACGTGGAACCGGACAGCTCCCGCAGCGCGGTCGTCATCCTGAACTACCCCGTGCAGCTCGCCGACCGCCAGCTTGCGGAAGTGACCATGCGCCGCCCGAACATGGGCGATCTGCTGGATCATGAACCCAAAGCGCCCGATGACGTGGCCTCCGAACTGGAACTGATCGGCATTCTCTGCGGCTTGAAACCGTCGGAAATGCGCCTGCTGGATGCAACCGACTATGCGAGGTTGCAAGACCAGTACGTCCGATTTCGGGCCGTACCCAAACCGTAAGCAGATTCGCAGGCTCGTGGTCGCGCTCTCCCGCCACACGAAATGGGGACTGCGATCCATCAGGAAACTCACATGGCAAGAAGCATGTGAATGGCTGGATGAAGCGGTGAAGTTCGAAAAAGAGCTTCATTAGGCCCCGCATAGTAAAGTCTTTGGGAAAGGTGGGGGTCTGGGGGAGGGAGAACCCTTTCTTCAGAAAGGGGTTCCCTCCCCCGGAAATCCTCTTCAGGAGATCAGCACATGGCCGGGACGGTCGGCGTCAATTTCAGTATCGGAGCGGCGGTCAGCCGCACCGTGACATCGGCGTTCAGCACGGTGTCTTCCCGCGTGCGTGGGCTGAAAGCCGATTTGAACGAGCTGAACAAACAGAACACGGCCGTGACGCGGCTGCAAAGCGCGCAGGACAAACTGCAAAGCGCGCAGGCCCGGTATGCGGCGGATCGTTCGGCCTCCAACCGGCTCGCCGTGCGCACGGCCACCTATCATTACAAAGCCGCGCGGGATGAGGTCAAAAAATACGGACTTGCCGTGAGCAGCGCGGGCGAGGCCCAGGAACAGCTTGCCGCCCGCATCGAGAAAACAAGGGCCGCCCTGTCGCGGCAACAGCGCCTTCAGGCCAATCAGGCCAAGCGCAAGGAATTGCAGGGCCAGGCGCTCGGCGTCATCGGCGCGGCCATGACCGTGGCCGCGCCGGTCAAGCTGGCTATCGACTACGAAAGCACCTTCGCGGACCTCAAAAAAGTCGCCAACTTTGCCGACGCCGCGCAGGAAAAACGGGTTCAGCGGGATATTTTCGCCGTGGCGCGGCGCGCCGGCATCAGCGCCGGCGGCATGACGGCCATTGCCGCGTCCGCCGCCGAATCCGGCGTCGCCAACGACGCTCAGGGCAACCTGGACCCGGCCAAACTGAAACAGTTCCTGAACGACGCGGCGGAAATGGCCGTGGCCTACGGCATTTCAGCGGAGGAAGCCGGAAAGCGCCTCGCCATCTTCCAGTCGCGCATGGGCCAGGACGGCATGGCCCTGACTGCCGCCCAGACGCGGGAAATGGGCGACGCCATGAACTATCTGGCGTCCAAAACCAACGCCACGGCGGCCCAGACTTCGGAAGTCCTGTCCCGTGTCGGCTCGGTGGGCGTCACCGCCGGGCTGTCAGCCAAAAGCATCGTCGGTCTGGCCGGGGCGTTCGTCTCCACGTCCGAAAGCCCGGAAGTGGCGGCCACAGCCATGAAATCCTTCCTGCTGACGCTGTCTCAGGGCGAGGCCATGTCCAAAACGCAGAAGGAAGCCTTTGCCAAAATCGGCATCCGCAACGTCAAATCACTGGCCGAAGGCATGAAAAAGGGCGGCCCGGAAGCGGAAGCCACCATCATGACCGTGCTTCAGGCCCTCCGCAAGGCGCCGGAGGCGGAACAGGCCGGCATTGCCAAGGACATTTTCGGTCTGGAACCCTTCGCCTCCATCGCCCCCCTGGTCAATGACCCCGCGAAGCTGGCAAAGGCGTTCAGCCTCGCCAACGCCAAAGAGGCCGTCGGCTCGCAGCTTCGTGAATTCAAGACGCGATCCAACACCACGGCGGGCGCGCTCGACCGCCTGAAAGTGTCCACGGGCATCCTCGGCATCACGGTGGGCAGCGTGCTGCTGCCGCCCCTGGCCACGGCGGCCAATGTCGCCGCCCGCGTGGTCAGGCCGATGACCGTTCTGGCCGAACGGTTCCCGCTCGTGACCAAAGTGGTGATGATGACGGCCATCGCGCTCGCGGCGCTCAAGGTGGGCGCGCTGGGCGGCATGTACGCGGCGACGATTCTTTCCGACGGCTGGACCATCGCCCGCCGGGCGCTGCATTTTCTCCGCCCCTCGGTCATGTGGGCCAATGCCTCGCTGGCGGCGCATCGCGTGTATGCCTTGGGCGCGGCTGTCGCCACCCGCACGCTTGCCGCCGGGCAATGGCTGCTCAACGCCGCGCTCTCGAACAACCCCGTCGGCTGGCTCGTCAGGGGCGTGGCCGCGCTCATCACCGGCATGGTCTGCCTGTACAACACCTGCGAGCCGGTGCGGGCCGTGTTCGATAGTGTATTCACCTTTATCGGGGACAAGTTTTCCTGGGTTGCCGACAAGTTCGCAACCGTCATGTCATGGTTCGACGATGTGGACGAGGCCGAGGACAAGGCCGACGCCAAACTCGCGGAGGCCAAGACAGCGGGCGTCGCGCCCACGACAGCAGCCCTGCCGCCCATGCCTGCCGCCGCGCCGACGGCATGGACTCCCGACCTCTCCGGCATGTCGCCCGAAGCGACGGCCGCCGCCTTCCCCGGCATGGCGGGGGGCATGTCCTCATCGGATATGTCGGCCCTCTCCGGCGCAAGCGCCCCCGCCTTCAATCTGACCTTCAGCCTCAACGGAATGCCCGATGCCGACTTCGGCAAGCGGGTCATCGACGGCCTGAAACACCGCCAGGGCGAACTGGAAAAACTCATCGCCTCCATCGTCGATGAACAACGGAGGCTTGCCTATGGCTAGGCATCCTTATCCGCCGGAGGCGCGAGGCGTGCCGAGCATGGAGCGCCGAGCGAGGGCGCGGTCAGGCCTGGCCTGCCGCGCATGGTCACGAGCGAGAAGCGAAAGAAGGAGGCTGGCGTATGGGTAGCCATCCCTGTTCACAAACGCGCGGTGCGAATCTCCACGCGCCTGCCCAGCACATGCAGGGCGCTTTCCAGGCTGTCCAGACGGCTGGCATGGCGCAGATCCAGCAGTCTGTCCATCTGCGGCCCGTGTGCGGACAAACGGCGGGCCAGTTCCGCCTTGCTCACCCCGCTTTCCCGCATGGCCCGATACAGCGCGGCCTTAAGCCGGGTCTGCGCGGAAAGAGGCACCCGCTCCAGACCTGGCCGCTCTGTGGGTACGGGCACATCGCTCCTCGCGGCCATGCGGGCGGCCAGAGCTTCTTCCAGCGCATCGGCGGCGCGAAGCAGGGCGTCCTCCCTGTCCACGCCAAAGGTGGTCAGTTCCGGAATATCCGGGCAGGTCACCAGCAGCGTGCCGTTGTCATCAGGGGTCAACAAAACCGCATACTCTTCAGTCATGCCTCATTCTCCCTTGAGTCCAAGGTCTTTCTTGATTTTGTCCACCAGACCGCCGCCCAGTTCCTTGCCCCCGCCGTGCATGGGAAGCTGCGAGGTCAGATCGCCGCGCCGCACGGTCAGATGCCCGCTGCCGCCCTTGTGCGTTTCAAAGGTGCAGCCGTGCGCCGCCAGCCAGCGTTTCAATTCTTTGGCATTCATAAGCGCAACATATCTGTTGCGAAAGGACGTTGTCAATGAACACCTACACCACCATTCAGGGCGATACCTGGGACGGCATCGCCTTCCGCCTGTGGGGCCGTGAGCATCTGATGTCCGCGCTGCTACAGGCGAATCCCGACCATGCCGATGTGCTGGTTTTTTCGGCGGGCATTGTTCTCAATGTGCCGGAGGTCAATGTGAACGCCATTCAACCAATAACGGAGCTGCCGCCGTGGATGTAACTTTCCTTGAGACCGCCGGAGGCGCGAGGCGTGCCGAGCATGGAGCGCCGAGCGAGGGCTTTCCTTGAGACCGCCGGAGGCGCGAGGCGTGCCGAGCATGGAGCGCCGAGCGAGGGCGCGGTCAGGCTTAGCCTGCCGCGCATGGTCACGAGCGAGAAGCGGAAGGAGGTCATGCCGCCGTGGATGTAGAAGAACAGCGCCTCCACTCCGCTCGCAGGGTGCGGGTCAATGTCACTATCGGCGGTCATGACGCGACGAATTTTCTGGAGCCGTACCTGCTGTCGTTTTCCTACACGGACAACGCCACGGGCAAGGCCGACTCCCTTCAGATCGAGTTGCAGGATCGTGACGGCACATGGGCCTCGGCATGGATGCCGCGCAAGGGAACGGACGTGACGGCCTCGCTCACCTGCCTGGACTGGTTCGGAGCGGAGCGGCACGCCGGTCTGAACTGCGGCGCGTTCAAGGTGGATGAAGTCGAATTTTCCGGCGTGCCGGACAAGGTGAGCCTGAAAGCCGTCTCCGCCTCCCTGAACAGCGGCCTGCGGGAAACCGCGCGGACGAAAGCGTGGGAAGGGTACAATCTGCGGGGCGTGGCTGCGGAAGTGGCCGCAAGGCATGGTCTGACCCTGCTGTATGACGCGCCGGAGCACACCTTTGCCCGGCAGGATCAGCGCGAGGAAAGCGACCTCGCCTTTCTGACCCGGCTCGCCGGCGCGCGCGGCGTGAACCTCAAGGTGCATGACGGCAAGCTGGCGCTTTACGGAGCCAGGGAGGCGGACAGCAAGCCCGGCTCCCTGACCATCCCCAAAACCGGCAGCCAGTTTTCTCCGAAGAGCTACTCATTCAGGGAGAAAAGTCAGGGCACGGCCTTCACCGGCTGCGAGGTCAATTACCTCGATCCGGCCACGCGGCAGGTGCACAGCTACGCCTTCGACGCCAAAGGACAGCGCGTGGAAAAGGCCGCCACGGACGCGCAAAAGGTGTGGGCGGTCAATCAGCGGGTGGAATCCGAAGCCGACGCCCGCAAGCTGGCCCAAAACGCCTTGCGCAACAAAAACGGCGGCGAATGCACCGGCAACATCGAAATCATGGGCCATCCCGGCCTTGTGGCGGGCGTCACCGTGTCCCTGACGGGCTTCGGCAGATTCAGCGGTTCCTACTTTGTCAACAAGGCCGAGCACAAAATCGGCAACGGCTACAGCACGTCGGCGGAAGTGCGCCGCGTGCTGGCCTATTGAGGGCGGCATGTTCGACTTTGCGGCATTGGAGCGGCGGGTGGCCGCGCTGGAAGCCAACCGGGGGGCATCCCTGCGTTTCGGCACTGTCACCGGTGTGGACGCGGCCAACGGTTCGGCCCGTGTCCAACTGGAGGACGGCGACGGCATGGTGTCCGCGCCGCTGCGCGTGCTGCAACGGCGAAGCCTGAAGGACAAGGCGCAATGCCTGCCGGACATCGGTGAACCTGTGGCCTGTCTGTTCGCGGGGCAGGGCATGGAAGCCGGGGTGGTGCTCGGCGCGCATTACTCCACACAGACCCCGGCCCCCGACCAGACGGCCACACATGATTATACCGTGTACGAGGACGGCACCGAAGTCTGGTACGACCGCAAGGGCCACAAGCTCATCGCCAAAGTCAAGGGCGACGCGGAAGTGGAAACGGAAGGCCAAATCACGGCCAGGGCGAAAAAAAGCATACGGCTGCAATCCTCCCAATGCCTGGTGTTGCGCGCTCCGGATATTCGTCTGGAAGGCAACCTCTCGCATCAGGGCTACAGCGGCGGCAAAGCCGACAGCATTCTCAACGGTTCCTGCAAGATTTACGGCGGAGACGTGCATGTGCCTGACGGAGACGTGACCGCCGGCACAATCTCCGTACGCAGCCATAGCCACACCGGCGTTGAAAGCGGCCCGGACAACAGCGGGCCGCCGCAGGACAGCGGGGGCGATTCCGGCAGCGCCTCATTCGGACAGGCTTTGTTCGAGACAGTATGCGCCCAACTGCCCGAACCCCTGCAACCGCAAGAAAACATCCTGCTCTGCCTTCCCGAAATTGCCGAAGCCGAGGCGGAAAAACGCCTTCTCGACATGGACAAAAAGGGCTGGCGCAACCTGCGCGACATGTTTCACCGCTGGTTCGCCGGAAGGGCAAACCCGGATGCCGAATCCAACCCGCATGGCTTTTTCGTTGATATGGATTGGGCGCTTTCCTATGCGAGAATCAGGTCCGTGTATCGCAACTTCATCATGGATGATGTGCTGTTCCATGAAAAGGCGCGCAATACGCTGGCCGCGATACTTCACAAGGACGGCTTTCTCGGAACAACGCGGATGGCGTTTGATTATACCGCTCCGCAACTGCATCCGGAATCCGTCACCCCGTGGCAAGAGTGGAAACATGGCTACTTCCAGCGAATCACAGTGCCCGGTTCCTATATTCTCCCCGTAGACGGCATCAGCGCCTGTCTCGGACAATTCGATTTCCGCGCGCTGGCGGCGGGCCATACAGAACCGCTGAATACTGGCGGGCACCGTATTGTTGTTGAAAAGGTCGGCGTTTTTATCTGGGACTCATTCAACTTCAACAAGGAAGATGAACTCGGCTACTGGAGTTGTGAGCAGAAGGATTTTACACTCGTTTCATCTTTTGCTGATGAAACATATATTCAGATATACAATACGCATTTTGCAACATTCAGAGAAAAATACGGATTGGGAGAAGACTTTATTGTCCTGTCTCATGTGAAAAATGTTGATCATATGTTGAGGTTCAGCTATGATACGGATTTATGAACACGCCTCTTTCCTATACCCGCAGGGAACGGATTCGGCACATGGCTGTTGTCGTGGGAGGAGCGCTGCTCAGCTATCCGCTGGCTTTGCTCCTGTACAGACCCGCCCTTCTGCTTTCTCCGTCCGCCTGGCTGCGCGCGCTGGCCACGGGGTATCTGGATCTCTGGTTTTCGTACCCGCTGAGCGCCGCGGCCTGGGCGACAAGCGCCGTTCTCTTTCCTCTTGCCTGCCTGTGGTGGGCGCGCCGTCCGCAGTTGCGCACCTGGTTTTTCATGGTGGCCCTGGGCGTCTGCGTCAGCCTCGCGGGCGCGGCGGCCGCCCGTGTGCTTGGCGCGCACTATTACTATCATCCTCCCTTCTGATTTTTCACGCATCCCTTTCGCTTTCGATTGACGCGACACCGCGAGCCGCGGCTTTTCCCTCCAGCCCGGAGAGCGCGCCATGCGCGTAGGCAGTTTGGGTGACGTCATTTTCGAGGCCGGCGGCGACGGGCGGCTCATGACGCCCTCGGAGGTTCAGCTCGACAGCGCGGCCCGCTTTGAGGAGCACAAGGTTGTCGGCGCTCCGCCGCGTCTGGAATTTCTCTCCGCCGAGCTGACCGCCATGAGCCTGCCCATCCGCCTGCGGGCGGACATGGGCGTCAATCCCGCCGAGGAAGCGGAAAAGATCGTTGCCCTGTGCCGGGAAGGAAAAGTCGCGCGGCTGATCCTGGCCGGGCGCAACATGGGCGATGTGGTGATCGAATCCGTGACGCAGACATGGCGCTTGCTCGCCCCGAACGGTGGTCCGTATCTGCTCGACCTGACCCTCAAGCTGAAAGAATATGTATAAGGCGGTTTTGTTTCGGGGCTCCGCCCCGCACCCCGCCGGGGGGCATGATGCCCCCCGGTCCCCCTCAGTTGGGGGCATGAAAAACCTTATCCCCTCAATTATTGAGGGTTTCCGCCACCGGCTTGCCCGTTTTCCGGGAGGAGACCCCATGCCCGCAATAGACTTCACCACGCCCCTGCCGCCGCTGGTCATCGGCGCGACCGGGCTGGAAGCTGTGGCCCAGAACATCCGCGTCATTGTCACAACGCTGGCCTGGTCCGTGCCTCTGGATCGGGCTTTCGCCCACACAGGCGGCTTCATCGACGCGCCCACGCCCTACGCCGTGGCCCGCAAGATTGCGGAACTGACCGAGGTTATTGAAACCAAAGAACCCCGCGTCAAAGTGGAAAGCATCCGCTTTGCGGCCCGGCCTTCCGATGCCGCACAGGGGCGCGTTTATCCCGTCATCACTTTTTCCATCCGCAAGGGGGCAGCAGCATGAGCGGCGTATTCGATCAACTCCCCTCCGTCTCTTTTGCGCCTCTCGACCCGGCGGAAATCGAAAAGGACATTCTGGGACGTTACGAAACCATCGCCGGCGCCACGCTGTACCCCGGCGATCCGGTGAGGCTTTTTCTGGAATCGGTGGCAATGGAGATGACCATCCTGTGCCGTCTCATCGACATGGCGGGCAAACAGAATCTGCTGGCCTTCGCCTCCGGCTCGCACCTCGATCACCTTGGCGCGCTCATGGCCACGTCCCGTCTGCCGGCAACCCCGGCCCGCTGTGTGCTGCGCTTTGAACTGGCGCAGGCGCTGGATTTCGCCGTGCTCATCCCCCAGGGCACGCGAGCGGGCACGCAGGATCGCCGGCTGGCCTTCGCCACGGACGCGGCCGCAAGCATCCCCCCGGGCGAAACCTTTGCCGAAACAACAGCCACGGCCGACACGCCGGGCGCGGACGGCAACGGCCTGCTCGCCGGGCAGGTCAGCCTGCTCATTGACCCCATCGCCTATGTGACCCGCGTGACCAACACAGACATGACAATGGGCGGGGCTGACGTGGAGGCGGACGCCCGCTACCGCGAGCGCATTCACCTCGCCCCGGAGTCGTTCACCTGCGCCGGACCGGAGCAGGCGTACCGGTATCACGCCCTGCGCGTGAACCCGGATATAGCCGAGGTGGCTGTGTGGAGTCCGAAGCCCGGCCATGTGGACGTGCGCCCGGTCATGGTCGGGGGGGAACTGCCTGACGCGGCCACGCTGGAAGCGGTTCGGGCCGCGCTCTCCGCCGATGACGTGCGCCCGCTCACCGACACCGTGACCGTGGCCGCCCCGGAACCCGTTCCCTACCGCATCCGGGGCGGCTGGCATCTGCGCAGGACGGATTCCGCTCTTGCCGGCAACATCAGCGCGGCCGTGGCCGCCGCCGTGGAACAATTCCGCCTGTGGCAACGCTCCGCCCCCGGCCGGGACATCAACCCCACACGGCTCATCGCCCTTGTGGAACGCGCCGGGGCCAAGCGCGTGGATCTGGCGGAACCGGTTTTCACCCCGCTCAAGGGCTGGCAAATCGCCCGCGAGACCGACGTGGCGTTCCAATTTTTGGGGATAGAAGATGACTGAAGAAGCTATGCCGCCAGGGATGGCGGCAAGCCGCGCAGCGGGAGCGCAGCAGGGACCGCGCTCCCTGCAAGCGACAGCCCATCCCGCACAGGACGTGCGGGTGGGCGCCATCCTGGAGTCAAAACGGGCCGGCGAAACCCCGCTTGCCGCGCTGCTGCCCGGTTCCATCCGCGACGACGCGACCATCGCGGCGGCCGCCGCGTCTCTGGACCCGATCCGCCGCGTACTGGCCGGGGGTATACCCAATATCCTGCTCTGGGCGCGCCTGGACCCCACGCCCGGCTACCTCTCCCCGCCCCTGCAACGCCTCGTCAACCTCGGCGGCGGCCTCAAGCCGCTGATCGAGGCCGAACTGGAATTGCTGGCCTGGCAGTTGCACGTCGATTTTCGCGAAACAGCGACAACCCGCGCGCAGCTTGCCGCACTGGTGCGCGACGCCATCCCCTGGCACCGCATCAAGGGCACGCCCGCATCCATCAAGGCCGCGCTGGCCCTGTGCGGCTATACCGGCATCACGCTGGAGGAAAGCGGCGAAGGCGACTTCTGGGCCGCCTACCAGCTTGGCCTTTCCGGCGTCACCGGCATGGACGATCTGGCCCGCATCGTGACCATCTGCCGGGAGATGCAGCCCGCGCGCTGTCGCCTGTGGCGCGTGTACACGCCGGAGTACGACTTCCGGCCCGGCGTGTGGTCCGGCCCTCTCCCGGTCTGCGCCTGGTCCCAATGCTGGTGGAGCGCGTACAGCGGCGCGGAAGCCCCGGACATCCCCGGTCTGGACGGCGACACCGGGCTTGTCGTCAGTTTCGGCAGCCGCCGGGGCGTGCCGGTCACGCCGCTGTGCGGCGAACAGGGCCGCGCCGCCCTGCTGATCACGCTCGACCTCGGCCGGCAGGCCCGGTATCGGGACTTCCCGGCGTGGAGCGAGTGCGCCTACGGCGACGCGTTCCCGCGCGACCACAGCTTTACGTTCGCACACCTCTATTCGTTCACCTGGGCCGAAGCCGTCCATGAACAATATCGCTGGACAGGCTGGTGGGATGACCGGCTCTGGCGCGGGCGTCTCCTGCGCGTGGACAGGCAACTTCCGCCCTGGCGCTTCCACATCCACAGCCATCCCCTGACAGAAGCCGTCTGGTCCGGCTGCGAACCGGCGTACTCGCCCACATTTCAGCCAAACCCGGCGCACGGCCGCGTGCTGTCGGACACGCCCGGTTCCTGGTCGGCGCTGAACTTCTGGGGCGGCGCTCCGCATGTGGAAACGCTGCCCGCCCCGCAAGTCTGGTCGGAGGATGCCTGGAGCGAGGCTGCCCTTGCCCCGGAGGAAGTGGAGATACTTGAACTCGTGCCCTGCCTGCGCGGCGAGGCTGTCCCCGCGCTGGAGCCGGGGAGGCCGCTGCCCGCCGTGACCCTGCATTTTCCCGCATCCACGGCGCCGCTCTGCCCGGATGCGGCCCCGCGCTGGACAGGCCGGTGGGACAAGCGCCGCTGGCGCGGCCATTGCGGCTTGTTCGCCATCAAATCCGAGACCACACAACGCGCCCGAAAGAAGCGGGCCAGCAAAAAACGGGAGGACTCATGAGTCTCGCCACACTGACCAATGCCGGGCGGGCGGCCTTTGCGCTGTCGCTCTCGCAACAGCCCCTGCATATCGCGCTCGCCCAGGGCCTGCCGGAATGGGAGGACACGGAAGCGCCCCTGCCCGATACCGTCACCATGACCGCCCTGACCAACGAGATGGGCCGCCGCGTGCCCAACATCGTGGGCTTTGTCGTGCCGGACGAGGAAGGCGGCATCGTCATCTCCGAAGGTCTGGACGCGGGCGGATCTGTCGTCACAACCCGCTACCGCATGGTCAGCGAACCCACGCCATACCTCTACATGCAGGTGGCCTATGACCTCACGGACGCGCCCAGCGGCACCATCCGCCAGATGGGCATCTTTGTGGGGTCCACGGTCAGGGAGGGCCTGCCGCCCGGCCAGCGCTTCTTTACCCCGGACGAAATCGACGATCCCGGCCTGCTGCTGGCCGTGGAAATCCTGCAACCCGCCATCCCCCGCAATCCGCAGGTGCGGCAGGCCGTGGAATTTGTGCTGCCCGTATAGGTACTCAGGTTGACATGTTGGGGGCTGCTCGCCCCCAAACCCCTCCCCCGGGGGGGGGGGGGCGGACCCCCCCCCCCCCCCCCCCGGGGGGGGGGGCGGGGGGAAAAATAATAAAATAATAAAAAAAGAGGGGGGGCCCACAACAAAAAAACAACAACA